ATCAACGATGTCGAGCTTGGCAAGGAAACCATCTTGACGAGCACTGGCATGATGCCGAACACGCTGGTTTTGGGTTACCAGACGTTTCGACAGTTGAAGCACCATCCTGACATCGTGGACCGGTTTAAATACACGTCAGCCAATGTGGTCACTGAGCAGATGCTCGCGGGTATCTTCGGTGTCGACCGGGTGATTGTGGCTTCTTCGGTCAACAATACAGCGGTTGAAGGTGCGACAGCATCCTTCTCCCTAGTGCATGGTAAACATGCGCTGCTCTGTTATGTGAATCCGTCACCGTCGCTGCTTGCGCCGAGTGCGGGATATATCTTCACATGGCAAGGCGTCTCAGCCGGACTAGGCCAAGATATTGGCATTAGCCGGATGCGTATGGAATACCGCAAGGCCGACCGGGTCGAAGGCGAGATTGCGTTTGACGACAAAGTCGTTTCAACCGATCTCGGTTACTTCTTCAACGGCGCGGTGGCATAGACTGCTTACGCAGGTAACGACTAACCACGGGGGTGATGAATGTTGGTCGAGATATTGAAGCCACTACCACATGAGCGGACGACGATCCCAACCGGAGCGGTGGTGGATGCCACTGGTTGGAGAAACCTCCGCATGTGCCAAGAGCAGGGGTACTGTCGCGAAGTAGGGTCCGACAAGGACATTACTTGGCCGAAAGCCAAACGGCAGTCAGAGGCGAGTTCGTCGAAGGTCGCTGAACATCCACCGCGTCAGCGACGACGACGAACACCATCTCTCAGTGTGGGGCAGTAATCATGGCAAACACTGTAACGCGAGGCATCGCAAACGTAGGAGCACTAGCCGTCAACGGATCAGGCTTTAACGCCGGGTCTGGTGCTCCTGCTAGCGGCACATCTGGGACCGGCGCGAAGGCGCACTCATTTGGTCCCGGTTCTCTGTATATGGACACGGCTACCAAAGTGATCTATGTCAACGAGAACACGCAAGCATCTCCCTACTGGACACCGGTTAGCTATGACCAGTCTGGGATTCGTGCGTGGCACTCGGACTTCCGTGGGCATTCCGAAAAAGCGGCATCGAACACGGATGCCACTGCCATACTTGCCGAAAGCGGGTTGCGCGTCCACGGACAAGGAATTGCAGAGACCGATTCTGGGTTCACTGTGGCTGGCGTAGCTGAAGCCGGGTCGCTTGGGTCACTATTGACCACCAACGAGACGGCGCACGTTGCCGCGTTGGGTGTTGGTGACACGACGCTACCGTTTCAACCTGATACGCACGGTCCCATTGTGATTGATGTCGAGTTCACACAGAACACGGCTATCACGGCACGGGCGACCTTCTGCGGATTCATTGGTGCGGCGGCGAATGCACTCGACCCGGTTTGCACAGGGTCAAGCACTACCATCACGCTCGTGCTTGATGATGTCGCGGGACTGTTTCAGGACAGCGGCTTGACGGACGCAGACGGTGTCTTTGCACCGCACAACAAGTCCAACGAAGCGGCGTCTCTTGCGACAACCGCGACCGGTGTGGATTGCAGCACGACCATCTCGGCGGCTGGCACGTTCCAGCGCTGGCGTGTCGAGATTAGCACTGCCGGTGTCATGACCTGTTTTGTGAACAAGACGCAGGTTACGTCAATCAGCGCATCACTTGATGCGGACGAAGAAGTCGCTCCGAGCTTCTACGTCGAATCGAATGCCAGCGCTGTCAAGACATGCGACGTGCGGCGGTTCGCCACTTGGGGCAAGCGAGCGTAGCGATAGGCCAAGGGAACTAACATAGCCCGGCTTGGCGACTCGCGCCGGGCCGGGCTGTTGTTATGTAGGGGGAAGGTATGGCAACAATCAACCACGAATGGCGGTCAGCATCAACCGCAGACGGTGGAACCGCATTGAGCACGACCACTGCCAGAGTGCTCTTTCCACTTGGCACGACTAAAGCCAAGCTCCATGCGCGAAACCTTTCGACCGCAAAGGCGGCTCAAGTTGCACCCATGCCGTGGATTACAGTCTTGCACACCGACGATAATCTCAGCACGGTGACAGACGCCAGCGACAGTATGCAGGATGGTGCGGACGGCACACTGCTGACCCTAAGCAGCATGGACACGCTGGCAAATGGTGACTTCGTGCTGGTCGGATCGCATGTGCCACTTCGCGGATTGCAGGTAGACGTTGGGGCGGTCAATGGCACGGCGTCAGTTATGACCGTCAAGTACTGGAATGGATCAGCGTGGGCAGATATCAGCGATACGGACGGGACAGCGGACAGCGGTGCGACACTTGCCCAAGATGCGGCTATTACATGGACCGTGCCGACAGCACACGTCAAGGAACGGATGCGTGGCATGGGACTCGCTCCCGGTGCGGGTGTGCCGTTCACTTACGACCCACTGTTCTGGTATCGCATCGAGGTCTCGGCGGCACTCGACTCATCCGTGACGGTGTTGGGGATGCTTGGACTGCCACGGTATACGACGTACGCCGAACTCGCAGCGAACGAGAATTTAGAACAGGACACCAAGACATCGCTAGGTGGACACAGCGGAGTCGAAGGCAAGACAGCAGCGGGAACGGCGAACCTAATCGTCAACGTGTTCTCCAGTGGCGACGGGTTCGACGGGTAGGTAGGTATGGCAAAGACTTACGGAGACGATCCGAATCCGACCGGGACCGCAGCGCAGAAGCGAGACTTTATTCGTTTCCTGACGCAGACCAACGTCTCGCCAAAGCTGGACCTGATCAGTGATGCGGAGATTGATTCGTTGGTGTCTGTCTCGGCGAACAGTTGGATGGCAGCGTCGACCACGGCAGGAGTGCTGGCGATGCGCGTGGGTCCGGTAGCGAGCAAGTCGGTTGGCGATGTGTCGATCAGTTACGGGAAGAGTGACTACATGGCACTGTCGGCAGAATGGCGCAAGAACGGACTCAGTCACCAGAACCCCTTTGTTGGCGGTCGGCTTATTACAGATCAAGACAACATTGACCAGAACGAGGATTTGAAAGAGCGCAAGTTCCACAACACCTTGCACGATGAGTCCGGATCAACAACTGGTGTGATTCGACGACGGCAAACACTGTGGACAGGGGGTGACCCGTGAGCCTTGCTGCCGAACTAGAAGAACTCTATGTCGACACCGTGTATGTCGAGCCGCAGACTGGCAAGAACGTCAACAACGAAGACACCTTCGGTGACAAGGTCGAGTACAAGGCGCGTGTCTCAGGTCGGCATCGTCAGGTGCGTGATGCACAGGGTGAGCTACGACTAAGCACGGTGCAAGTGCATCTATATGCGGCGGCTGTAATTGGTCCGGATGACCGGGTGACGTTACCTGACACATGGACACCACAGCAACCGAGAATCATGTCTGTGCAAATGGTGCCAGACGAAGACGGACTCCATCACACGACGATCTCGCTTTAGACCGATGGCAAACATCAACATTCAGTCGACCGTGGTTGTCAACGACGTGAACGTAGAGATCCTGAACGCTGTCGCTGCCGCGCTGTCGGTTGCCGGTGAATTGATTATGAGTAAGTCCGTTGCCATTGTGCCTGTGGATGAGGGTGTTTTGCGCTCGTCCCAACAGGTCGACCCGCCAGTGCTCAAGCGTGACGAGATTCTCGTTCTGTTGAGCTACGGTGGATCGGCAGCGGAGTATGCGGAAGAAGTGCATGAAAACCTGTTCTACTACCACAAACCACCGACGCAGGCCAAGTATCTGGAAGAGCCGGTCGCAAAGATGGCTCCGCGTGTCTACGAGATGGTCGCGGCTATGATTCGCGCAGCATCATCGAAGCGTGGCAAGACGACGGTGTATGGGTAGTCACGGAGGAGCTTATGTGGATTCACGACGTAGTTGCAGATCCAATGGTGCGTGTGGCGATTATCAGTGGAGTACTACTCGCGTATGCCGTGTGGCCGACAGCGGTCGCACAGGAACGCACTCCGATCTTGCGCTGTTTCCACGGTGGCGAGACTGTCGCCGCTGTGCCGGTTCCTGCGCCACCTGACTTTCGCGTTCAAATGTCGGCTGGCTCAGTTACATCGGCAGAGTGGACGCTTGATACCGGGCAGAAGGTGGTCATGGCAGCGACTGCGCCATGTGTTTATCTGGTGACACAGCCGAGACCGGGAGAACGTGGGGCTGAGTAGACATGCTGCTGGATGAGATTGGCGTCAAGGTTACCGGAGCAGTAGCAGCGCTCACACGGGCGACAAACTGCTTTGAAGGGGACATGCCGGACGACCCGGCGAACTGCGTGGCGATTATGGAGTACAGCGGACCCGCACCGGACCACGACCTAGGAACAGGCGTGATACGCCTTGAGAATGCGACGTTCCAAGTAGTGGTTCGGAACCAGACCTTTGCCACAGGTCGTGCGCTGGTGCAAAGCATTCACGAGGTGCTGGTTGGTATTGAGAACGAGAGCTTGAGCGGTACACGCTACCAAACGGTGATGTCGCTGAACTCGACCCCCACCACGTTTCCGCGTGATGCGGATAACAGATGGCGATGGTCGATGAACTATCAAGCGGCGAAAGATCCATCATGAGCACGATTCCTTTCTCGCCACGAGAAGACCCTACGGCAACCGAGCCGCTTCGGGTGCTCTTTGTCTGGCCCGGCGCAGAGATGGCGATCTCTGACGTGGCAACAGGATACGCCAATGCGCTGAAGGCGGCTGGTCATCATCTGACGGATTACATCCTCACAAAGCGACTGATCTACCACATCACAGCGACCCGTCGCTATGCCGAGGAAACGGACAACCGCACACTGGAGAGTGCGAAGAGCGATGTTCGTCTCATGGCGAAGATGGCATCTGAGTGCATCCTGCCAGAAGCGATCTATTGCGAAGCTGATGTGGTGGTGGTGGTGAGCGGGTTGAACCTCTGGCCGGGTGCATTGCATCTGTTGCGTTGGGCTGGGATTCCAACGGTCTGTATTCTGACTGAATCTCCATACGAGGACAACGAACAGGTGGAATGGGTGCAGGCGAATCCGGATGCACTCGTGTTTACCAACGAGCGGTATTCGGCATCGACGCATGACGGATGGGGGTATCTGCCTTCGTCGCACGATCCGATGATCCATAAGCCGGTCGACCCAGATCCGGAAGCGGCTTGTGATGTGCTGTTTCTGGGATCTGGGTTCGCTGACCGGCAAGCGTTCTTTGAGTCGGTTGACTGGACGGGGGTCGACCTGCGGTTACTTGGTCCTTGGCCGAACATGACGGACGAGTCGCCGCTGGCTCAGTTTCAGAACGGACATTGTATTGATAACAATCTCGCTCCATCGTACTACCGAGCCGCAAAGATCAACATCAACCTGCATCGATCACATGGTCAAGCCTACAGCGCAAACCCGAGAACCTATGAGGTCGCGGCATCGGAAGCGTTCCAGATCAGCGATGAGCGTCAGGAGGTGATCGACATCTTCGGAGAGAGTGTGCCGACATTTCGAGATGCGGTTGGACTACGGTTACTGATTGATCGGTATCTACACGACGAGCCGATGCGAAGGCGGCTCGCGGCTGAAGCACGGAATCGGGTCGCCCCACACACCTTCGCATTTCGAGCCGAAAAGGTGGTTCGCGCAATTCGTGACGTGCTCGCGCAGCGGCATCGGGCTGGAATCCATCAACGAGGGAGATAGGACACATGGCGAACATCCACGGGAAAAACGCATTGGTCTACATCAGCGACGGCACGAATCAGGCCGAAGCGGTGTCTGAGCAAAACACATACTCTATCGAAAGCGATTTCGAGACAGCCGATACCACCGAGCTTGGCGATTCGTGGAAGACCGCTGTGAAGGGATTGCTATCGTGGAGCGGTCGGGTCGAGGGGAACTTCGACACCGGGAACAAACTGCTCTGGACCGCGCACACCGGGACAGCATTGTCGAAGTTCTACCTGTATCCTGAGCGTGGCACATTGACGCGGTACTACTACGGGACGTGCTGGGTGAAGCTCGGAACGGTCATTAGTGGCGGGATCACTGCCAAGAGCACGGCTTCGGTCGCATTGGTCGGTGACGGCACGCTGAACCGAGACGCCACCTAGTCAGTGGCCGAAGCGTTCAAGATCATTGGGCGTGGCGGTGTCATCTCTCACAAAGGGGTGTTCACCGCCGCCACGCTTGGGGCGTGGACTGCCATTACTGATATTGATTCGCTTGGCACATGGCGAACGGTGATCACGGCATCGCTGAAGACATCGCACCAGTATTACTTGTCACAGCGTTCGCTTGATCTCACGCTACGTCTTGGTCGTGACGACATTGGCTTCTCTGTCGAATCACTGCAACGGTTGTCCGATGATCGGGTCGGGGTCACAGTACTCGGTCAGCCGGGCGAGGGTCGTTTCTTAATACAAGAGGGGTAAGCATGGCATTCCGGTTTGCAACGGCAGGCACGACAAAGCTCGACATTGGTAGTGATGACTGGATTGAAGTCAGAAATGAGTTGTCTGTCGCCGAACAGCGAGAACTTCAAGACAAGAGCTTTGAAGCAACGCAGGAAATTACACCCGGTAACGAGGACAAGACACAGAAAATCGCAATCAATTGGGCCAAGTATTCGTTACATCGGTCAATGGCATATATCACCAGATGGAATGCAGCGGACGCAGAGAACGTGCCGGTTCCGGTCAGCATGGACACGCTCGGCGCACTGGATGAAGACACGATGCAGCGTATCGAGACAGCGCTTACGGATTTCTTGGAGAAGCAACCAAAAAACGAAAAGCGGAAGTCTGGAAGGAAAGGGCGCAAGCCGACCTCCGCATAATGCGCTACATGCACTGGAGCTATCCCGACCTCATGATGCTCCCGCAGGATTACTTGGCAGTGCTGATAGAGATGATTGACACAGATCGACGTCAGGCCGAGGACGAGAAGTTCTTTGCCCAAAGCAGACGGTCGGTGCGATGACGGACTAGGCTATGGCATTAAGTGCTGGCGAAGTCACAGCGGTCTTGAAGGCTCGCGACGAGATGACATCCGTCATCCAGAACGCACAGCGAGTCTTGCAACAGCTAGGCGGGAAAGACATGCCCCAAGTTGGGCAGTCTGCGGGTCGCATGGGCAACGTCCTCAAGACGGCATTGGGGACGATGGGCGGGTTCATCGGCGCATCGGCGATCATGGGTGCGTTTAGTTCGGCGACCGGCATGGCGAAGTCGGCGGTCATCGGCATGAACGCCCAGCTTGAAACATCCACGATGCAGTTTGAGACGTTTTTCGGATCGGCATCAAGAGCCAGAGATCACGTCGCATCACTGTTTGAGTTCGCCAAGAAGACCCCGTTTGAGACCGGGCCGATCATCGCGGCTAGCCGAATGTTGCAGACGTTTGGCGGCGAAGCCTTGAACAGTCTGGAAAACCTTCAGATGATCGGTGACGCTTCAGCGGCTGTCACTGCCCCGATCAACGAACTCGGGTTCTGGGTTGGTCGACTGTATTCCAACCTCAAGGGAGGACAACCCTTCGGTGAGGCCGCGATGCGGTTGCAGGAACTCGCAGTCATGACACCGGAAGCCCGTCAGGAAATGACGCGGCTTCAGAAGTCCGGTGCTGATGCCAATGAAATCTTTGGGGTCTTTCAGAAGTCACTGGAGAAGTTCTCCGGTGCGATGGCGAAGCAGGAGCGGACATGGAGTGGTGCGACGTCGACCTTTTCCGACAGTGTGCAGATTCTGTCCGCGCAGGCGTTTGAACCGCTCTTCGTTCTCTTGAAAGACGGACTGCTTCTGATCAATGCGTTCCTGAATCGACCGGAAGTCGAGATATGGGCGACAAAGACCGCCGAAGCAATGCAGGTTCTGATCAGAGGAGCACTAGAGGTTATTGTTCCGATTGCGGAGAAGGCTGGGAAAGCCATCATCGGCATGGTCACAGCGCTTACGGAACTGAGTCGACCGACCCTCAACACCATTAGGACGTTCGCAGAACTGGCGGCGGGGATGCTTGTGGTCGGCAAAGCCTTCACGATACTCAAGGCGCAGGTCTTGTCGACGGCGATAGGAGCGAAGGCGCTCACTGCTGCATCAACAGCGTTGAATGCGGCTTTCATCGCTGTGGGTCACTCCCAGCTAATGTTCACCGCGAGATTCAAAGCCTTGCTCATCGCTGAAAAGGCTTCAACGCTAGCAACGACTGCGTTGGTGAGAGCCAAGACGCTGCTCGGTCTGGCGATTGGGAAGATCAATATTAAGGGTCTTCTGGTTCGTCTGGCCGCGATGATTCCGGTGCTTGGTGGAATGACACTCGGCACAGGCGCTTTGTCAGGAGCACTCGGCTTTTTGCAAGCGACGTTTTTGCCGCTGACGATTGCCGTGGTTGCAGTCGGAGCAGCGTTCGCCGTCTATAAGTGGCTTGAGTGGATCGGGTTCACCGAGAAACTGTCTGATGCCTTTGCCGTCTTAAAGGGCTGGCTACAGGGAGTCAGTGCCGAGGAAACGATGGCGGCTCGCGAGGCAGACAAGGCAAGCGAGGCACTCAGCAAGGAACAGGTCGTTGTCAAGGATCTGGGCGATCAGTTCGCCAAGCTCGCCGACAAAGACATGAAAGCTGCCAACGACAAAGGCACTCTACTGATCCAGATGGCCGACAAGCTCAACACGACAACGGTCAAGGCGTCTGTTGCCGTCGACCTGCTCGCTCAAGCAGCACTAGGAGCAGCAGAAGACATGAAGTTGACGCCATCAGTAATGAAAGAGATCGCCACGGCAGCGATAGAGCTTCAAGGGAAGGGCGAGGAACTCCCGCCAGTATTGCAGAACATTGTGAATGCGTTTAAGCAGATGGAGGACAGTGCCAAGCCTGCTACTGAAGAGAACAAGGCGATGAGTAAGTCTGTGCAAAAGCTGTACGACACCATCACGGCAGCGGGTTCGTTCACGGTATTCAAGGATATCAACGCTGTCTTGGGAAGGCTAAGTTCCACGCAAAAAGAGAACACCCAGATCATGGACCGGTTGGCCGGGTCGTACCGTGGCATGAAGGAAGCGACCGGGTTGATCATTCCGGAGATGGAGCAATACATCATTACGCAGGCAGAGTTGAACAGGGAAATTGACATCTTTGAGACAGCATGGGGTCGCATGAGCCTGTTTCAGCCGCCACCGTTCCTGCAACTGCTGGACATGCAGATCGACAAGGATTTCAAGCTGTTCGATACCGCGTGGTTCACTGAATCGCTAGAGACCGTGCAACCTCCCGCGTCGACCATGCAGCATCTCTACGGGTTCGGCAGCGTGCTCGGAAGCAACCTGAAGGGCGGGTTCAAGGAGATTGTAGACGGGCTTCCGGGTACGATCATTGGTGCATTCAAGGGTGGTGGCGGGATTGTCGGTGCGCTCAATGCCATCGGAGCACAGATGGGAGCGAGTCTTGGCGGGAGTCTTGGTGATGCACTCGGCGCGAAGCTCGGGAAGACTGTGGGGGGAGAAGACAAAGGCGGGATCATGGGAGCCATCGCAGGGATGGCTGGACCTATTGGTATGGCGATTGGAGCACTTGCGCCAGTGCTGATTAGTGGATTAAAGAAGCTGTTCGGTGGGCAATCCACACAAGAGCGGATCGAAGAAATCGTTACGAAAGATTGGGGTCGGTCGATCAGTAAAGGTCTTGCTGAGACCATCGCAAAAACAGCAGACGATATAGGGTCGGATTGGGGGGCGCTCATGCTCAACCTCTCGGCTCTTTTTGAAGAAGCCGGTGGCGTCATGGGGTTCGGCATGGATGCCGCCACTCGAAAAACCAGAGATTTATTTGTAGCCGTGTCCACTGGTGTTCTCACCGTGGAGCAGGCATCGACGTCGTTTGGTAGCGCGTTCAAGATGATCGCTGATGAGGTGGTTGCATCAGGCGAGATCGCCAGTCGGCAATTCGTAGAACTGCTTGAGCTTCAGAGGCAGTTTGGGTTTGAGTCCGCAGAGGTGCTGGCGTTTATCTCTGAGCAGAGCGACCGCGTCTTCACCGGGCTTGCGACGATGATCAAGCCGGTGGTCGAGGAAACAGGCGCACTGACCGTGCGGTTCAACGAGAATGCTGACGCTATCGAGGCAAACAATGCTGAAGTGGCTCGACTGACAGAAGAGCGTGACAAGCTAACCGTTGGGAGTGAGGCATGGTTGGCAGCGGATCAAAAGCTCAATGAGGCTCTAATCGAGCAGCGCGATCTTGCCGATGAACTCAACAATATCATCGCCGACCAGACCGCGCTTTCTGAGGCTAACAGTGAGGAGCTTGAGGCTTTTGCGCTTGTTGCCGTGGGTGCATTCGGCACAGCGGTGCAGGCAGGCGTTGGGTTTGTTGAAGCAGCAAGGCTCGCCGGTCCAGCCATTGCAGGCATCGCGCTAGCGTTTGAGAATCTGGGGGTGACCAGCGACAATGTCGCCTTCCAGCACTTGGCACGGTGGAACGAGTTGATCCTTCAAAACGAGGATCTGGTCAACGCGGTTGATGCGTTTGACGATGTGCTTGTGGCGCTGTCGCTGACTGGTGGACTGACAGGTGAGTCGCTAGAGTCAATGGGGCTAATGGCGATGGCGCAGTTCGACCGGCTCATTGCCGCTGGGTTTACGCAGAACGAAGCGCTCGTAATGATGGCACCCAATATCTTTGCGTTGGTTGACGCTTATGAGGAGTTGGGTATACCCATCGACGCTGATACGCAGGCGCTTTTAGACATGGCAATCGCGAATGGGGCAGTCAGACCAGAGGATCAAGTTAGCGGATGGCAGTTGGTCACAGACGCGATCAACCAGTTGTCGCTCGACCTCCAAGCGTTGATCACCAAGATCATGGGAGTGCCTGATGCGGCGGTCGATGTGATCTATAACGACCCCGGCCATACGCCGAACGTCCCATCAAGTATCACCGTTGATGTGGACTACCACGGACGACGCAGCGGCGAGGGACCAGCGCAGGGAGGAGAAGGCGATAGAGACTTTCAGCATGGTGGCATGGGCGACTTCGGGGCTGGAACCGATGTGACTTTACACGGGAGAGAGGCTGTGATTCCGCTCGCAGGAGGGTCGGTCCCTGTCGAGATGCGTGGGGACGATGGTGCGGTGCTGTCAGAGTTGCAGGCGTTACGGGAGGAGTTGGAACTGCTGCCGATCCATCTCCGAGACGCCTTGATCACGAGTCAATAAACAATGGTAGCTGTTACGATTAAGCTCAACGCCTACTTCAGCGGCATTGATGCTGACCCCACAGACATCTCCACTGATGTCTCGCTCGGTGCTCAACCGATCAGGGGGAAATACGGTATATCCGGTACAGGCGCGAACGCACGGATCGCGAGTACCGGCACCCTGACGTTTTCGATGAACAATTCGGCGACAAACTCAGGTTCTCTGCAAGGGTTTTATAGTCCCGGCCACGCCAACGCTCGGTCCACTGGCACTGTCGGGTGGCGGCTTGGGCTGGTGCTCTCGCTGGTGTTTACCTATGACGGCACCAACTATGTGAAGTTCACCGGCACGCTGACGGACGTTAAGCCTGATGCTGGTCGAAACCAACGACAGACGGTTCGCTGCACGGTAGTGGACTGGATGGATGAAGCCGCTCGCAGCAAGCTGAAAGCGCTCCCTGTCCAGACGTCGAAACGAGCAGACGAACTGATCTCTACCCTCGTGACCAATTCTGTTGGGCGTCAGCCTATCGCCACATCGTACGGCGTTGGGCGAAGCACGTTTGCCTATGCACTGGACAACCTTAATGACAATAAGACCCCTGTGCTATCGGCACTGTCTGACGTCGTCAAGTCCGAGATGGGCTACCTCTACATCAAAGGCACGACTGATGCAGATGGAGCCAAGGGCGGCTTGCTGACATTTGAAAACCGCATCGCTCGCCTCTCCACTTCAGACGTTGAATATACGTTTGACAACAGCATGGTCAGGCTCGATGCAAGGCAGTCGAGGTCCGATATTACGAACCATACTTATGTGCAGGTCCATCCTCGCACCCTCGACACAGCGGCGACTGTCCTCTGGGAACTGACCAGCACGGAAGTTGTGCCAAGTGTGGATGCCGGTGAGACGATCACGGTCATCGCCGAGTTCACCGACAAGATTGTTACGGGGGTCAATTTCGGAGCGTCAACGTCAACGACGGCTCGGGGTGCTCAAGTCGCCACGACTAATCTGACGACCCCTTCTAGCGGGACTGACTGGGTCGCTAATTCAGCTTCAGACGGCTCATCCGTCAATCTTACGTCGTCTGTTGCTGTGACCGTGTCGACCACAGCCGCAAACACAGCGACCTTGCAGATCGTGAACAGTGGCACCGTCACAGCGTATCTGACGACCCTGCAAGTGCGCGGGATTGCGTTGAAGGATCAGACCTCCACGACAGTGGATGCATCGAACGCGACGTCGATTACGACCTACGGCGAGCAAGACATCCGGATCGATATGCCGTACGAGTCTGATCCAGAACTCGCACTGGCAATCGCCGAATGGCAAAACGAGGCAACGGATCGCGCACGGTTCGTGGTGCGAATGATCGAGATCGTAGCAAACTCATCAGCGGCACATATGGTGCAAAGTCTGTCTCGTGAGCCGGGAGACAAAATCGGCATCGACGAGGAAATGACTGGCCTAAACGACGACGACGTGGCATGGTCGCTCGGCGAGAGTGGGGAGTCGGAGTTGGGTTCCACTACCTACCTCGACTTCGATCCGAACGCCGGGGACTTCTTCATCAACGGCGTGAGCTTCTCCGTATCAACTGGCAACATCTTACGTATGCGATGGAACCTATCCCCGGCAGACCAGAGTCAGGCATGGGTGTTGGGGGTCGAGAAGCGGTCTGAACTAGGCGAAACCACGCGGATCTCATGGGCTATCTGATGAACGAACAAGTGGACGACAATGTTGATATCGTAAGTCCTATGTTGACGGGAGGCTTCAATGGCGTTTAGTGACCCTAGGACGTGGGTGACGGGTGAGTTGGTAACGGCGAATTTGATGAATACCCATCTCAGAGATCAGCTTGACGCGATTGTCGAAGGCACGACTGGCGCATACGTCAACGCTGTCACGGGACCACATGCCATCGGCGGTAGCACGGTCGACTATGTGCGACTGGGTTTGACTGGTGCGTTCACATCTGGTGGTGCGTCAACTGTGGCGTTCGGCCTCTATACCTCTGGAGTGCTGACCGGTCACAGTGGAGACTCAGCCGCTATCGCTGGCATCAAGGCAAACAATTCGATTGTCACGGCTGGCAATTGCACGACGGTCGCTCAACTCTGGGTGAGCGAGCCGCAGATTACAGTCGGTGCTGGTGCAGTGACGAACTCTGCGACTGTATACATCGAAGGCGCTGCATCCGAGGCCAGTAACGACTACGCGCTGTGGGTGGATGCGGGTGCGACGAAGCTGGACGGCACTGTGACGACCGGGTCGACCCTGACAGTCGGAACCGACCTGACAGTGACAGAAGACATCGTGGTGAGTGCAGCAGGCCCACATGCCATTGGCGGCTCAGTGGTTGACTATGTGCGACTGGGTTTAACTGGGGCGTTTACCAGTGGTGGCGCAAGTACCGTAGCGTTCGGGACGTATATGTCTGGGGCGCTAACTGGGCATAGCGCCGACTCAGCCGCTATCGCTGGCACGAAACTGAATAACAGCATTGTGACCGCTGGCAACTGCACCACGATTGCACAGCTATGGGTCTCAGAACCACAGATTACGGTTGGTGCTGGTTCAGTCACGAACTCGGCTACGGTCTATATCGAGGGCGCGGCTTCGGAAGCCACGAACGATTACGCGCTCTGGGTCGATGCGGGTGCAACGCAGCTGGATGGCACGCTCGATGTCGCGGGACATACGGCACTCGACTCGACGCTGTCCATCGGGTACGGATCAATTGATAACTACCAGCAAGTCTTCATCGGCGGAACCCTTGCATCTGGCGGGGCGTCCAGCCACGCCGAAGCGATGGT